CAGGAAGTCGCTGAACCTGACAAGGCTGAAGATTCCGCAGAGGTAGCAGAGAGCAAGCCACAGCGCACCGATTCAGATGCCGCATTTGCAGAAATGCGCAGACAGAATCAGCAGTTGCAAAGAGAAGCGCAGATGATGCGCGAAGCACTGTCACGCTACTTTGAGGGCGAAACAGCCGAAGAATTATCTATCAATGCCAACGCATACGCAGAAGAACGTGACCCTGACGAGTACAGACGTGAGTGGGAGCGCGAGCAGGATTATGAACGCGCAATCAAGGAGAACGAAGAACTCCGAAATAAGATGCTCGATATGCAGGTTGACGAGATGATGCGTAGCGGCTTGCGGGAGATTCAGGAAATCGACCCAAGCATAAAGTCTTTGGAAGAGCTTGGCGAATCGTTCGGGAAGATGATTGCGGCGGGACTTACTAGCAAGGAAGCGTATTACGCAACACTTGCGATGAACAACAAGGACAAGGTGTTCGCACCTGACCCTATAGGCAGAGTGTCCGACAATCGCATTGAACGCGACTATTACACTTCCGAAGAACTTGACCATCTGACCGACGAAGAAATGGACGCTAACTGGGACAAGGTTTGGCGGTCAATGGATTTACTGTCAAGGAAGAAAAAAGAGTAATTCAAGAAAGGAATAATAGAAATGGCATTTGAAAACTTCAAAGCAAAGATTTGGTCGAAAGCAATCGACAGAGAACTCGAAAGAGCATTTGTATTTGCTGACGGCACAAACCAGTCGTATAGCGGCGAAATCAAGGGACTTGGCGACACCGTAAGAATCCTCGGCGTAGGCAAGCCGACCATTACAGAGCATTCACTCATTGATGGTGACATCACACTCTCAACTCCTGAAAAGGTTTCTGACACAAGCGTATCGCTCGTTGTTGATAAGGCGGCTTACTTCAACTACGCAGTAGGCGACATCGACAAGATGCAGGGCGCAGGTCAGGTAATGTCAATCCTCAACGACGAGGCATCGCAGGAAGTAGCTAACAAGATTGACAAGCACATTGCTAATCTCGTTCATCCTGACAGCTCGCAGGTAGGTGTTCAGGTCTACAACAACGGTACAGCAGTACAGCTCACAAATCAGAACATTATGGCAACACTCGATGCTTGTCAGGCAATGCTCTATGCAAACGACGTATCGCCTGCAACAGAGGTTGAGATGATTCTTCCACCGTGGGTATATATGCTCTTCCGTCAGGCTTATCAGGCAAAGGACACTGATAACAGCGAATATCTGACAAACGGCAAGGTTGCCAAGTACGGCAATATGACAATCAAGATGTCCAACAATGTAGCAATGAAGACCATCTCTTCGACTGACCATTACTACATTCAGATTCGTACAAAGAGAGCTATCGCAGTTGCTATGAGCGAGGCACACACAGAGGCTTACAGACCTGAAACATCATTCAGCGATGCTGTTAAGGGCTTCAAGCTCTACGGTGCAAAGATTGTCAGACCAAAGGAAATGGTCGTTCTTGACTGCTACGCATAGTAGCTACCTGAAAAGCTAACACTCGATAATCATAAAGGAGAAATAAAATGGCAGACATTGCAAGATGGAATGGCACAAGCGGCTATCCAATTCTCGAACTCAACAAATACAAGGCTGTAACCGCAGTATCAAAGAGCGCCGCTTTCACCGCTGAACTTACTGGCGGTGACTACAAGACACTCGTACTGATGAACAATGCAGGTGCGGCTGATGCTACCGTTACATTTGCTATCGGAAATGGTATTCAGGGCGCAGGCTCTGACCTCGTAGTAACAGTTGAGGACGGCACAACTGGTGCTATCGTACTCGACAGCGGCTACTTCAAGAACGTAAGCGGCACAGACAAGGATTGTGTAAAAATCACTCCGTCCGCCGCTATCAGCTTCACATTTGTTGAACTTCCACAGTAGTGGACAGAGGGGCGTTAACGCGCCCCTCATTTTCGAGCCTCTTATGTAGGCATACGGCACGGTCAAGTCGTGCGAGGCTGAAGCAGAAAGGAACAATTATATGGCAATGACTTGGGCAGAACTCAAGGCTGAACTCGTAGACCTCGGCTTTGAGGAAGACAGCGTTACAAACGAAAGTGAATACGGCAGGCTTATCCGCAACGCCGTTAATCGAGCACTCGACATCATATATTACACGGTCGAACAAAGGATTGCTGACTACTACAAGATAGAGCAGTCTTTCGGCTATGAAGACGACGACGGCACTTGGATTATTCCAAGACCTAGACACGTTGCGTCAGACACGGAAGAAGACCAAAAGATAAACGTCGCAGATAATCTGCGCACACTGGTCGGTCTGCTTGCGGCACATTATATATGGCTCGATGACGATATACAGAAAGCCACGATGTACTGGAACGAGTATGACCAGTTGAAGAACGAGATTTTAGGTGAAGCCCTGCGTCCAAGAAAGGCGACCATCACGGGCGGGATAAGGTGGTATTAAATGGCACAGTTATCAGTACCAAGCGCACCAAGAGAATATTCAACACAGTATAGAGTCCTGCTCGGCGTAGATTTTCGCGCAGACCAAACTGAAGTAGACCGCAGGCGTAGTCCTGATATGGTCAATATGATTTCAGACTTTGGCGGCAATCCAGTTAAGCGTGACGGCTACAGAACTGTAGCTTCAGAGAAGATGTGGCTCTGCGAAGTTGATGGAATTAAATACGGCATATATGCAAGCGGAAACGCATTTGAGATTGCAGAGGTCGAAATGAACGGCTATGAGCTTGATGTAAATGCCGCGTATGTTTCGTCAAGTGATGTAGGAGACATCAAGGCGGTCTTTGGGTATCAGCACAAGCTGTACATCGTTAGCAGTAATTGTCTTCTTGAGTATGATGCTGAAACTGATTCGGTCAATGTCGTTGGCACGCAGGCAGGGATGATGTCTGTATCTGCTGTAGGCGAGTCTGCTCCTGCCAACACAGATACGAGCATCATTCCTCTTACCGTATTCAAGCTGAAGCCTGACGGGACTGGCGGTAATACTCTTGACAACAAGAATCTGATGACGATTTATCAGACATTCAGCTTTGAGGGCGACGGCACTTCGACACAATACAAGATACCTATTTATGAAAAGATGGGCACTTGGGTAAAGGTCGAGGTGATGGATGCTAATGGCGTGTGGCAAGTGAAGCAGGTAACCACAGACTATACGCTTGGCACATCTACAGCGGTAACTGGACTTACACTTGACGGCAAGCACACTGCGACTAACAACATCGTTGACACGACTGTGACTTTCACGTCAGCACCGTCAGCACCGCCTATAGCGGGCGAAGACAACGTGCGCATAACTATCTGCCCATACTCTATGGAAGAGGTGCAGGCAGGCGTACACAGAGGCTACTATAACGAACATTTTGCAAATCTGCTTTCGTGCTATGCGGCGACAATGCAGGGCAACAGAATGTTCATAGCAGAGAAGTACAGAGTGTACTGGTCGAAAATATCATCTCCATTCGTTATCCCCGACCTCTCGTGGTTCGATGTGGACAGTGAAATCGTTGGGTTCTCTCGGAACAATAACAACCTGCTCGTACTTGCGAAAGATACTGGCAAGAGCACGATATATCTTGCGGCAGAGCAGATGCGGACAGTAGACAGCGAGACTGGCGAAACGGAGATTTATTTCACGGTCAAGGAGTCAAATTCTGGCATAGGTGCTATAGCGCCGAAGTGCATCGCGACTCTCATAGACGAGCCGATGTTCTTATCTTCGACTGGAGTATATGGCGTTCTAACGAACTATTTGAGCGATAAATACGCAGTGAATCGTTCGTCAAGAATAAACAGAAAGCTATGCCAAGAACCGAACCTCGATAAAGCGGTCGGTATCGCGTTTAATGACTATTTCTATATAGCCGTTAACGGGCGTATGTATGTTCTCGATGGCAGACACAAGGAGTCTGATATGGCGGGCAACAAGCCGCTCGAAGCGTACTACTTCGAGGGCTTGCCCGCAATCGAGAATATGTTCGTTGTAGGCAATAAGATGTATTTCACTGACGACGAGAAGACGTATTCGTGGAATGAAGACTTGCCTGAAACTGAACGTTATATTGATGACGGGCATTTATCAGAAGACGAAGCGCCAGTATTCGTAGGCGAACCAGTACGGGCGAGATGGTGCAGTGTATATGACGATGACGGAGCGCCGAACAAGCTCAAGACGCTTATGAAGAAAGGCTCGATGATAACACTCGTTCCGCATTATAAGAGCGGATGCGAGGTAACGCTCGCAAAGGATGGCGACGCATTTGAATATCTCGGCTCTTTCAATTCTGACATTAATACGTTCGACTCGATAGACTTCAACAGCTTCTCGTTTAGCTCCAATCAGGTGGCGATTGATAATTACACTAACAAGAAAGTTAAGAAGTACAAGAGGCTACAGATACAAATTGAGAACAATAATGCAGAGCCATTCGGCTTAACACAAATTACTAAAACATACACTTACGGTAACTACGCAAAGAGGTAAAAGTATGGCGATTGCAACAGATTACAAAATATCATCTGCCGATGTGAACGCTGTTCACGTTGAAGCACAGCCCACAATCCTAAAAGGCTCTGCGACACAGAACAAGCAGGTGTTTGATAAGTACAGCGATATGATAGTAACTCATTTTAACGGACTGTGTGACTACATTGACACAGACACATCTGCGGTAGTAGATGCGCAGGTGCTTGTACTATACGCATCGCTCGGTTGGGTAGCGGATTAATGGGGGTATCAACTAATGGCAACGAGTAACACAGCTTATTACGACGCGTACAAAAAGAGCGCACAGCAGATAAACAACAATTACGATGCTCAAGCGCAAGCGGCTCAACAGAGAAAGAACGAATACTTGGAAACTGTCGAGAGGAACGATGCGGCGTGGCGGCAAGGGCAGGACAGTCTTCGTAATGCATATCTGCAAAATATGAACACCAAGCAGGATAAAGCAGTGGGTGCAAGTAATGCGCAGTATGACAACACTGCTCGTCAGAACTATGTGAACTATATGCGCGCGCAGAGAAATCTTCCTGAACAGCTTAATGCTCTTGGCATAAGAGGCGGAGCGTCCGAATCCTCGCTCATTAGAATGGGCGCTAATTACGGCACGAACGTAGCTAATAACGAGATGGCTAGAGCGCAGGCGCTTGACTCCATACAACAGCAGTATGCGGATGCTATTAACGATTACGAGATGCAGTATAGGCAGGCGCTTCTCTCGCGTGATGACGCAAAGGCAAATCAGATTGCATCATATCTTGATTCTTGGAACAAGGAGCTTTCAGACATTGAAGCGGGCAAGAACGAGGCTCTTACAAATGCGTATGTTACTGCATTACAGAACGACATAGAAAGGTCTGATACGGTTCAGTCAAAGAAAATTGAACAGTACGCCGCAGGGCTTTCAGCTTACACAAGCGTAAAGACGTTACAAAAAATGATAAAGAACATTCAGAAAGACAAGAAATGGGCAAGCAATCCGTTTAAGTATGGAAAGGTTCAGGCGCTTCGTGCCCGCATTGGTGAAATCAAGGCGGAGAAATAGGAGTAACAAATGGGCTTACTCAATAGAATAAAAAAATGGCTTACTGGCAAGCCTGACACAAAGATTAAAGAAGCCAGTAAAACAAGCTATTACGGTGGTGGAGTTACCTCTAAAGGCACTGCCGCTGAAGTAAGGCGTAGTATCGCTAAAGCTGAAAAGGCTAAAGAGCGTAAGAAAAAAGAGACTGCTACGACTAGAACTAGCAGTGCGTTTAAATCTGCACCGCCATCGGTCAAGAAAGCAGAGCAAAAAGATAAACAGACAAGCAAAAAGAGAACTGGCACAAGAAGCAGTGCGTTTAAGGCTACGCCACCTGCGCTTAAGCGTCAGTCAACTGCATTAGGCACGATGTCTGAACGCGATGTAAAGACTCGTATAGCAAAGATGAACGCCTATAACGAGAACCGCAAGTATCAGACTAGGGCGGCAGATGCGCTGAAGCCGCTGATTGAAGCGAAGTACGGCGGGGATACGCTTGAATCTAAACAGCGTATCAAATCGGGCGAATGGATGTCCGACCCCAACGTAATGAAATACGATGTGCTGAAGCATCCTATCGCAAACTCTTTGGCACGAGGCGGATTGAGCGGAGCTACATTTGGTCTGTCCGAATTGGCGATTGATAAACTGCCTAAAAGCAAGGAAGTGGAAGAAGCTGAACGCCTTTATCAGGCGAACAAAAGCAAGCCTGCTGAATTTATAGGCGAGATGGCGGGTTCGCTTGCGGGCTTCGGTCTTACTGGAGACTTATCAAAGCTAGCGGTACAGAAAGCCGCACCGAAGCTGACTGCGAAGTTGGGTGCAGGCGCTACAGAAAGGCTCGCGGCTAACAAGCTCGTTCAGAATGCGGCTCGAAGAGAAGCGGCGGCTGTACTTGGCAGAGAGGCGACAGAGAAAGAGATAGCAACATTTGCTAGAAGCAAGGCGGCAAAACTCGTTGCGGCTTTAGGCGAAGATGCGGCAATCAACCTGACTACTGGTGCTGTGTCCGATGTATCACACGCAATCATAGACAGCGACAACCCTGCGGAGTTCCTCAAAAATATGGCGATTAGTGCCGTTGGAAATGTAGCGCTTGGCGGTCTGACAACGGTAGCACCTACGCTGTATCGCGGAAGCGCTCTCGACGATTCTCTGCGTGCTATGGGCGGTGATGCGGCTGACTTCGGAAGAAATGTCGCTCGCAATATTGACAACAAAAGCGGTGGCATAAAGTTCCCGTCTGACGACCGAGTTGTTATTCCAAGAGAAGCAACAACCGATGAGGGTCAAAGAGTCATTATGAATGGCGGCACTACGAGAGCATCAAGACTTCAGGGCGTTGAGCACGAAAAGGGTCTGAAACCGAAGAAGCTCTCCAAAGCTGAACCAAAAGTTGAAGCGAAACCAAAAGCAGAACCAAAAGCAGAACCAAAAGTCGAAACGAAGACAACTGATTTAGTTGCAAAGGGAGACAACGCAAAGACTGGCGAGCGCACAGAGTTCAAGCGTGACAACGCTGAAACTGCAAAGGAGCAGGCAAGGAACAAGCGCACTGCTAACAATAGACAGAAAGCTACCAAAGAATCTTTCGACAAAGACTATAGCGCATTTGAAAAAAGAATCAGCGAGAACCAGTCTAAAGCTGATGACATCAAGCGCAAGATGAGAGCCGCTTCTTCGGGGGAAGAAAGGGCGACGCTCAAGAAACAGCTTGACGACATCAATGCAGAAGTCCGCAGAGAATACAACAAAGCGTCGATGAAGTATCATCCTGACCGTGGCGGCTCTGATGAATGGATGGGCAAATTCAATGATGCCTACAGCGATTATAAGCGTGGCTCGTACAGCAGTAGGACATTCAAGAGCGCTGAATCTACGCAGAGAGCAAAGACAGCTACTGGCGGTGGCGGTGGAAGCACCCCGCCTCCTAGAAGACCAAAGACTACTACTGGCGATAATGGATTTAAGAAGCCTAAAGGCAAGGCTTCAACAAAGAAGCAGAGAGTTGTCTATGACGTTGAGGATATTGTCGGCAAGAAGAGGCAGAGGAAGTCAAAGCGTGAACAGATTAAGGAGTTCACTGGCTCTGTAAGGACAAAGATTTCAGACTCGCTGTCAGCTTTCGAGGACGAAGCGAGGAAGAAAGCAAGAACCGACCATCAGGGTATGCTTGATGACTACGGGGCAATAGACAAGACAAGACGTTATAACGCTATCGCAGGCAAGTCTATTGAGGAAAAGCAACTCAAATGGAACGGCGACAGATACAGCGGAACGATTGAACGCAACGGTCATAAGATTGAGAACGGCAAGAGCCTTAAAGAAATCTATGACGGAATGGACGAAGCTACAGAGAGAGCCTTTGACAAGTATCTGCTCCTGAAGCACGCACCTGACAGACTTCGTGAGGGCAAGCCAATCTTTGACAACACGATTCTCATTGACGGAAGAAGCCTCAATGACCCGAAAGTGCTTGCTGAAGAAGCGGAAAAGATTCTCAAAAAGCATCCTGAATTTGCACAGAAAGCAGAAGAGATATACCAGTACACTCGCAACGAACTTCAGAACAGAGTAGATGCAGGCCTTATCTCGCAGAAAGTAGCAAATGAGTGGAATGCTAAATACCCAAGTTATGTCCCTACTGGAAGAGATGGTGACTTTAGCGGCTTCGGTGGAAGAAACGGCAACGTCGGTGCAAGCGATTTAAAGGCGGCAAAGGGCAGTGACCTCGACATCAGGAGCATAAAGGAACAGCTTGCAGATGCGACTTCTCGCAACTGGCGTGATATGTCGCTGAACAATATGTTCAGAAGAATGTTCGGTGACAGAATCGGCAACGAGCTTTCAACAGAAGTGGACGGCGGACTTGAGAGAGTTCTCGACAACACTATCGGATTAAGCAAGTCAAGAGACAGCCGAAAGCACTTTGCTGAAGTCTACATCGACGGAGATATGAAGCGTGTCGAAATCGAGAAGCGCTTCTACGATGCAATCGAAGACTTATACAAAAACGGCAGACTCGGCAACGGACTTGACGTAATGACCGATGCCGCATCAAAGGTAGCGAATCCGTTTAAGAACCTCATAACTTCGTGGAATCCTATCTTTATGGTAAAGAATGGTCTGCGAGACTTATCTGAATCTGTCATTAATACTCGTCAGACTAAAGAGTTTTTGACAAGTATGCCTGCGGCAATAAAGGAACTTGTGACAGACGGAGAATACGCAAGAGCGTTAAGAGACTCGGGCGTATCGCAAGCGAACTTCGTAAATCTTGAAGAAGCCCTTGTGAAGAACAAGAAAGGCGTAGGCAAGGCTGTAAACAAGTTCGTTGCGCTTCAGGATATGGTCGAGACATTCCCTAGACTTGCCGAGTATATGGCAACGTTTAAGAAAGCGGGAGTCAGCCTTAAGGATGCAGATATGGTGCTCCGCGACAGAGCGGCGGCAAATGCGGCAGATGTAACCGTAAACTTCGGTCGAAGCGGTTCTGTAGGCAAGATGCTCAACAAGGGACTTGTACCTTTCTTCAATCCGTCCGTTCAGGGTTGGTCGAAGTTCGTTAGGAACTTTTCAGAGCAAGAGGGCGTGAAGTCAACACTCGGACTTCTTGTAAAGGCAAGCGCACTTGGAGCAGGGGCGACAACGCTTAATAACTTCTTCTTGGAAGACAACCCGAACTATCAGAAAATATCGGCTCGTGAAAAGGCTACCAACTACATCATCGCATTTCCGCCAGTCAAGATGGGCAAGGACGGAAAACCTCACGTCAACAACGACGCAGATGTGTTCATCAAGATTCCTCGTTCAAGATTCGCGGCGGCATACGGCATACCTGCCGTGAACATCGACAACGAGAACAAGATGGGTTGGGCTGAAATGATTAAGGTTGCAGGCGACCAAGTAGCGCCAGTTGACCCTATCGAGAGCAACATCCTAGCACCGCTTATGGCGGCAAAGAACAACAAGACTTGGTACGGAGCACCAATCGTATCAGGAGCACTTGAAGACCTGCCACCATCAGAGCAGTACGATAATAACACATCGCCATTTGGACGAGCACTCGGCAAGGCTACGGAGAAACTGCCTAAAGAACTACAGATTTCACCGAAGAAAGCTGACTACGTTATCGACGCTACTACTGGTGTAATCGGAGACTTTGCACTGCCGATGTCAACAGCCGCGATGAAAGGCGAGAGCGCACCAAAAGCGGCGTGGGACGTTGCTAAAAAAGCATTCACGATAGACTCTGTAACACAAAACGATTTGTCTACAAGGTTCTACGAGAAGCTCAATGATGCCAATACAAACAACAAGAGCGCCAAAGGCGGCGAGGCTGAAAAAGACGAGTATGACAGAATGAATGCATACTCAACGGAAATAACTGGCATCAATAAGGCGATAAAGAAACTGCAAGGCGAAAACCTGAAGATGAATCAGGGCAACATCCGCGAACTGCAAAAGGTCAGAAACGACCTTATGCAAAAGGCTCTCGATGGCAAAGCTGTGCCGTCCTCGACAAAGACTATGGATGCCGTTCAGAAGTATGTTGGCACATCGTATGCGATAAGCACATTCGGCTCGGCGGCAGACAAAGAGGCTATGAAAGTTTATGGAGCGTCGAAGTATGGCGACCTTTCTGACAAGAAAATGCAGAAAGCAATCGACGCTGACAAGGACTTTTATAACGGAGTTAAGGCTATCAACAAACTCGAAGATAAAGTTGCAAAGAGCGGCGTTAAGAGTGACACGACTCTTACAAAAGCGGTTGCGCTTGCATCTATCGGAGCTGACGATGACCTCTTCGGAGCATACCAGTGCACGAAGAAAAGCCGCATAGAATCTGCCGACAAGATGACAAGGGCAAGAACTTACATCAAGAATGGCGGTTCTGAAGAAGAGTATGTAAAACTCGAAAAGACACGCAAGACTCTCGGCAAACTGTCTGATTTCGACAAGGAAGCGGAACTTGATGGCATACTGAAAGACCTCAAGAGCGGAAGCATAAGCGAGGCGGAGTATTACAAAAAGCAGGGCGAGATAAAGTACAACGCAAACATATCTTATCTCGGACTTGCCACATCACTTGCGCAGGCTAACTCGCCGTCAAGAGGATACAGACTCTACGACATCAAGGACAAGAACATCCAAAAGGGTATTAACCTTGCGGCGATGGGCTTCTCGGCACGAGACTACCGTGAAATGGCAAAGGCTGTCGATACCGACGGCAACGGCTATCCAAAGAAGCAGGAAATCATAGACTTCGTTTCAAAGAGTCCAGTCGAAGACAAGGCAACTCTGTACGATGCGCTGTATTACTACAAAGGCAAATACAATCCGTTCGGTGCAGTAACCAACTATTCAAGAGCGCAGGCGGCGGATGCAGGCAAGGCTAAAGGCGTTGAGTGGATAACCGACGAACGTGACGAGTTCGAGATAAACCCTGAAGAGTCAAGCGGAAGTTGGAGAGGCGGCTACTACAGGTACGGCAGATGGCACAGATGGGGTAGTTACAGCCGTAAAGGCAGAGCAAAAACGATGGACAAGGCGGCATTCAAGGGACTGTCTGCAAGCAAAGCTAAACACGATAGCCTCGCGTCATCGCTCAAGACGACTAGCAACAGCAATTCGGGCGCTGATTACAACACTGCTTCTGTAAAGTATCAGACGGCAAAGGCGGTCGCACCAAAGCCTAAAAAGGCGACCACAAAGAAGACACCGCCAAAGGTCAAGTTCAAGAAATACGAGGTATAGCAAATGGCAAGACAAGGAACAACACCGATAATAGTGCTCGACGTAGCGGCTGACTTTGACAACTGCAACGTCTATGTGACAATCGACCAAAATGGCACGCAGGTCACAAAGGCTAGCAGGGACTCATCCGACATCGAGATTACTAAACACTACGATTCAAACGGGAACTTCGACTACAGCAAAGTAGCTGTATATCTACAGCAGAAAGACACGCTCGGCTTCGATGTCGGCAAGGTGCGTGTTCAGATTAGGTGGGTAGACTTCCTCGGAAATGCGTCAGCCACAGACATAAACTCGTTCAAGATAGATGAATCGTTACTCGATAAGGTAATCGAATACGGCAACTAACAAAGGAGCGCTATATGAATACATTAAGTTCACTACTCAAATTTATTGCTAATAGCATCGCCCCTATTATCTCGAACCAAACGGCTAAAAAAGTGCTTGCCGCCCCGAATGGGGCGACTGGCAAGCCGTCGTTCAGAGAGCTTCAGGCGAGCGACATCACAAGCGGCACACTGGCGACTGCAAGGATTCCAAACCTTGATGCGAGCAAAATAACAAGTGGAGCATTTGACACAGCAAGGATTCCAAACATAGCCGCGAGCAAAGTGACAAGTGGTGCGTTTGCGGCGGCGAGAATTCCGAACCTTGATGCTAGCAAGATTACAAGCGGCACACTGGATGCGGCAAGGATTCCGACCATCGGAGTCAGCAAGGTGTCAGGGGCTTTAGCAACATCCAACCTCATATGTCATACTTGGGAGTTAGATAACAAAACTATTTCTGATGATTATGATTCGTTCACCATAAACGCAGGATTATCGGGCTATTCGCTCATAGGAGTAGTCTGTGTGCGATTCACCAATGCGAGCAAGAATGGAGATAATTCAACGGGTATAACGTTAAGAGGGTTCACTTTCAACTCATCCAACAACACAATAACAGTGTATGCAAGAAAAGTAATAAGCCCGAATGCAAAGATAAAGATAATAGCAACTGGATTATATAAGAAGTAAACGAAAGGAGCGAAAATGAATTTCGGAACAAAGATTAGAACAATACTGGCAGTAGCAACTTGCCTCAACACAGCGCTTATGGCAACGGACATTGCGCAGTTTCATAACGCACAGCTAGACCTTGCGTACAGAATCATCTCCGTTGTGCTCAATTTCATTATCGTTGCTTGCGTGACGTGGTTCAACAACGACTATACACCTGAAGCGTGTGAGGGAACTGGACTGACAAGAGCGCTGAAGTCGGAAGAAGACGGACTTGGCTTTGAGGTCGAGGACTACATCGAGGGCGGTGAGGACGCGTGATTGTAGTATCAAGAGATGATGTTATAAATGCCCTAAATGAGTGCATTGACATAAAGGGCTACGCATATGTGAGCTTTCACAATGCGATTATGGAACTGCCATTTATAGAAATAAAGGACGTGGACGAAGATGAACAAAACTAACTACAAGCAGTACGATACGCGGTGGGCGAAACTCGGCTACCCGAAGAAGCCGTGGTACATCAAGAATTGTGGCTGTGGCGAAGTGGCAATATGCAACAGCATCATTGAGATAGACGCATACAAGGCACAGACTCCAAAGACGATTCAGCCATACTGCAAACAGTACGCCGCACCGAACGGAGATGGCACATATTTCAGCGGCATACCAAAGATGATGGAGCACTACGGAATGACCGAAGTCAAAGAGCACGCCACAATGAGTCCTCTTTGGAAAGAACTTGCCAAAGGCAACCGTGTTGCAATCTATCTTATGGGTAGCAGAAACGGCGGTAGCAAGGGCGTCCATTGGACTGGCTCTGCACACTTTGTCTGCTCTACTGGATACAAATACGAGAACGGAAAGCATTGGGTCTATGTAAAGGATTCAAACAGCACGTCTTCTCTGCGTAACGGTTGGATTTCATACGAGGACAATATGCGCGGAGATGTCAGCCGTGTATGGTCGGGCAAGCTGAAAGCTACGGCTACCAAGCCGACGACTATAACGCCAAAGAAAACCGTTGATGAGATTGCAAAGGAAGTCATCGACGGCAAATGGGGCAACGGTGACGAGCGAGTCAAGAAACTCAAGGCGGCGGGCTACGACCCCGATGCAGTGCAGAAGAAAGTGAACGAGATTCTTGCTCAAAAAAAAACAAAACTCACTAACAGAGAAAAAATAGCGAAATGCGCAAATGAATATGCGTACTCAACAAATACAAAGAAAGCGGCATACAAGGGCGGTGCACCGAAAGCGGCATATAAGACAGCGCTTTACAAGGCGTATCCTAACTTGAAAAAGCTGACGAGTGCGGCTGCTAAAGGCGCTAGTTGTGATGTATTCGTAGGTGTGTGTGTAGTTATGTCAGGTGTTGACAAAGACTTTCCTCGCGGACTGTCGCCAAGCTACATTGCGAAGTCGAAGAAGTTCAAGGAGATAAACAAGAAGAATGTAAAGAAAGGCGACATCATTGTTACATCAAAGCACATCTGCATTGCGTGGGATGACGGCAAAGTAAAAGAAGCGTCCAATGGGGACTTCTATCCGAAGACTACTGCGACATTAAGCAAAAGACTCAACGCTATCGGAGCGAAAGTATATCGAGCAGTAGATAAATAAATGTAAGCGAGGTGAGCGAATTGACAGATGAGATGTTTATACAACTTATTGGGTATGTAATCAGCGGGGTCGTCGCACTCTATGTTGCAGGTAAACAGCATAGCAAGACTACCGCACTTCTTGAGTATAGGCTTGAACAGCTTGAAAAGAAGATGGACAAGCACAACAACTTTATTGAGCGCTTAACTGTATTAGAAGCGAAGCTCGGTATGAAAAGAGAGAGCAACAGCTAAAGGAGCAATATATGAGTGTACTTAAAATAAAAGACGAGAACGACCAGTGGACACCCATTTCAACAATCAAGGGAGAGACTGGCGATGCGGCAGGATTTGGTACGGTAACGGCTACAGTTGATAAGAATGTTGGAACACCTACAGTTGTTGTAACTTCTTCAGGTGAGAATACCGCAAAGAACTTTGCATTTCAGTTTAAGAACTTGGGCTATGACGACAGCCAGCTTCAGTCTGATTTTGCGGACGTTGAAAGCGACTTCGCTGACCTTTCGGGAGACTTCAGCAACTTACAGACGGGCTTCACGACACTTCAGGGACAGTTCGACACAGCGGTTGCGGCTGTTACTACAGACACAGAAGTGACAGACATTCGTGTTGGAGCTGACGGTGTGACAGATACTACGGCAGGCGCTTCTGTACGCAGACAGTTTACTAATTTAAAGAGCGATTTTACTCACTTTGCTGAAAGCACTTCCGACTTTGTGAAATCAGAGAATATATATGATGAAAGCGCAGGAATTGCAGGGCATTACATTGACCAAACTACAGGAAATGTAGAAATCGGTGGCATATATACCTATTGGGAGTATATGGATTGCTCCGAGTTTGACACTATAATCATCAGCAGGAGTTTACAGAACTATGTTGGTAATGTTACGCTTAGATATGCTCTTTATGATGAAAACAAGAATTTTATTGCAGGTGGCTTGGGTACAGATTTCAATCCTGTGTTTGATTCGGAGATTCAGAGATTCGTGGGGTCAATTCCATCACAGGGCGCAAAATATATCCGTATAAGCTATGACACAGACCAAGTAATTGAGAATCGTCTGCTCTGCGTAGGTAACAGCGAACTCTATGTTCCGTATGTGAATAACATCGTCCCAAAGCGAACAGCGGATATTCCGCACATGTATGAGGGAGTGCTTGGGAAAAGCGTCCTTTCTGTCAGCGCAGACACATTTACAAGTGGCAGACTCTCTCTCATAGACAATAATATTCAGAGTCCAAACAAAATAGTTTTCGTAGCGAATGTGACATCTTTTAACAGAATAGATATAGCACACGCAGATATTTACGATAATGGTGACAGAATCGTTATTGACAATACAAATATGGCGTACATTGTCAATGGCACTCCAACATCGCCAATGGCACATAGCTTAACCATCAAGGATTATATAAAAGTAACAATCGAGGTCGAAGCACACTATCAAGGCAAATTTAATATCACCATCGAAACAAATGGTGGAAAATATACAAGGAGTGACTTATGGTGGGTCGGCTATTATGGCGGAGTCTATGTAGATTGCATTGGTTCAAGTCTTACAGCCTGCAAGCTGATATTTAGTGCTGATGCACTGAATAGTAATGTGTGGATCATGGGAGATAGTTATCTGTCATATGCTCCAATAAGATGGCCTTATTATATGTATGAGGATGGCATCACCGACTTCCTTATAAACGCATATCCAGGGGCAGGTTGCGCCAACATTTTGCCTACTTTTGAGAATCTGCTTTCATATGGAAATCCTAAATATGCTATATGGTGTCTTGGAATGAATGACCCAGACTCTGGTTCGTTAAATGCATCGTGGCAGGTAAGAACAGGCACATTTATTACCGAGTGTACTCTGAATAACATTGAGCCAATTCTTGCAACGATACCGAACACTCCGACACAGGACAACACCTATAAGAATGCTTTTGTCAGAGCAAGCGGTCTGCGTTACATAGACTTTGCAAAAGCCGTTAATGCAGAGTCGGCAGGTGCAACATGGTACAGCGGAATGCTTTCCGATGATAATGTCCATCCTACAGAAGAGGGCGCAAAGGCACTTTACATGGCATTTGTGAGAGATTTCCCTGAAATATTAAGTGCAAAATAGACCTTTAAATTAGAAAGCAGGAAAATGCAATGGACAACAAAGCTAACGAACAACAGCGTTGGGATATGGAAAGTGCGCTGATGCATCTCCAAAAGGCTAACGAGCGATTGGTGAAGCTCAACCTTGTAGCGTGGCTTATCGTAGGGATAATGGTTGGATTGTTCGCGTATGTCGTATTTGGTTTCGATATATCAAGCGAGTCGGTTACAATCGACAGCCATCAAGGTACTGCGAATTATATCGGGAATGACGGAGACATAACAAATGGCGCAGATTAATGTCAAGAAAACAAATGTTACAAAGAAGAACAGTAGCAAGCCGCGCAAGACCTTATATCTTCGCAGAACAGTAATCAACGGCAAGGCTCTTAACCTCAAGAAAGCCGCCGCGAGGAAGAGGTTGGTGACAAGACGATGAGAGATTACTCGCGGAGCGAATTATCGGCGGCTATAGACGAGTGGATTCTGAACGAGAAACACAGAGCGATACTTAAACGCAGATTGTTAGATGGCATCTGCTTCGAGCCGTTGGCAGAAGAGTTTGATATGTCAGTACGGCAGATTCAAAACATCGTATATAAAACACAAGAAAAAGTATTTAAACACTTAAGCAAGCATTAAAGGAGCAATATATATGAATGAAGAATTAATACTGAATGTCGAAACGTTGAACCCATACGTTATCGGCGCAGTAGCATATGTAGAGCAGTTGCCGAATGGTGCAAAGATAACCATTGTGGACAAGAATGGCACTACGACTGCGACTGTAAATGACGGCAAGGACGGCAAGAGCATTTCATCTATCGTGCTGAACGATGACTACACGCTGACAATCAACTACGAAGACGGCGACAGCACAACGACTGGTTCTATCCGTGGAGCGACTGGTGCATCAGGCGTGTATGTTGGTGATGAAGAACCGACAGACCCTGATGTAAATGTATGGGTAGACCCGACTGATAACTTCAATCTGCCCGAACCTCCAACGGAAGACGGAACTTATGTGTTGCATCTGACTGTTTTAAATAGTGTTCCTACATATTCGTGGGTGATGGTTGAATAATATTTGCGTAATCATTGCATAAAACTTGCGCTTCAGCTTCGTGGCTGAGGCGCTTTTTTATTGCGAAAATATAGGCAGAAAGGACGGTGCAATATTATGTTCAGAGAATACAATCCAAACCCCGTTGGAAGACGAGTAGGCGACTGCGCAGTACGAGCCATTGCAAGAGCGCTCGACACAGATTGGGAAAGCGCATACCTGATGCTTGTTTCCAACGGTTTTGCTATGGGCGATATGCCATCATCGGACAGCGTATGGGGAGCAACACTTCGACAGCACGGTTTTTATAGGGAGTCGCTCCCTAACGACTGTCCTGATTGTTACAACGTAGTCAGCTTTGTCAAAGACCATCCCGAGGGCACATATGTGCTTGGCTTTGGCGGACACGTTGCAACGGTAGTTGATGGCGTTCTTTATGATTCTTGGGATTCGTCAATGGAGATACCGCAGTTTTACTGGTATGAGAAAGACGATGAAGAAAGGAGCGAATGATGGCTTACAACTATTTTCCACAGACTTATCAGCAACCAATTTATTATCCAACGCAGACCAACGCATTCTCAACACAGCCGAGCGTTGGAACAAATCAGCCCAACACACAGAGCGCGTTGAATTGGGTGCAGGGCGAGGCGGGCGCGAAGTCCTACCTTGTAGCGCCTAACAGTACAGTCGTGCTTTGGGACACGGAATCACAGACAGTCTACATCAAGAGTGCAGACCCTACTGGTATGCCGAGCATCAAGACGCTCGACTACACAGTAAGGGGTGCGGTCGCAGAGGCACAGCCTGCTGTTAACTATGCAACTAAAGACGACGTGTCAGCATTAAAGGAAGAACTTGAAACGCTCAAGAAGTCATTAAAGGAGAAGAAGTAATGAATCCGATGCAGATGATGCAGATGATAGCGCAGTTGAAACAGCGCTACGGTGCGGGTGCAGACCCGAATCAGATAATCAAACAGATGATGGATAGCGGCAAGGTGTCGCAGTCCGACTATGACAATGCTGTGAAGCAGGCACAGCAAATGCAGAGTATGTTCTCGCCAAGTGCGCATAGGCGTTAACAGATAAATATAACTTATAACCGAAAGGAGAATACTTATGGCTATATCAGAAGACAACGGCGGTAGCCCTTTCACAATGCCAGTAGCACCAATGTATGGCGGTTACGGTGGTGGTAATGGATTCGGCTTCGGCGGAGACTGGGCTTGGATTATCCTACTCCTGCTTCTCGGTTGGGGAAACAACGGATGGGGCGGAAACGGCGGCTTCGGCGGCGACGGAATCTACCCGTGGATGAATCAGGCTAATCTCACAAGCGAGGGCTTTCAGAATCAGCTTATGAATGACAACATCACATCTATCAGAGATGGAGTGTTCGGCATTTCCACACAGCTTTGCAACGGCTTCGCAGGAGTTAATGCAGGCGTAGCAAATGGATTTGCGCAGGCAGAGATTTCCAACAACGCAAGAGCAATGGCAGATATGAACCGTAGCTTCGCGCTCCAGTCACAGCTTGCCGACTGTTGCTGTGAGAATAGGCTCTCATCTGCCGACCTCAAATATACCGTAGCTACAGAAGAATGCGCTACTCGCAGTGCGGCGGCAATGAACGCAAGGGACATAATCGAAAATCAGACGAATGGCACAAGAGCCATTCTCGACAAATTATGTCAACTCGAACTGGATGGAGTTAAAGCGCAGGTTGAGGCAAAGAACGACAAGATTCTTGAGCTGACAAACGCTCTCAATATGGCATCGTTCAAGGAATCGCAGACTGCACAGAACGCATTCATCTCGCAGGGACTGACAAACGAAGTAGACGCTCTGTATAACAGACTGTCCAACTGTCCAGTCCCAAGCACTCCAGTATACGGCAGAACGCCTATCTTTACTTGCAACAACAACGGCTGTGGCTGTGGTTGCGGCGGTAACGGAACATTTTAGGGGGTGCGACTATGGCAGAGTTTACTTATAATCCCGTTCAGGTAGTGCAGGCTAATCAGCCAGTCGTACTGAACACCTCTATCCCTTGCAACAAGGGCTATGTATATCATAGAAACGAGAGTGGAATTGTAACTCTCCGTGGTATCGTTAACAACGCTTGCGGATGCTTCGCAAGGTATCAGGTTACATTTAATGGCAACATTGCTATCCCGAATGGCGGCACAGCTCCTGCGGGCATCTCTGTTGCGGTAGCTCTTGACGGCGAGCCGATACTCACATCAAAGGCAATCGTGACTCCTGCGGCAGTAGCGGCTGAACCACCGACAGACGAGAACTACTTTAACGTAACGAGCACAGCAATCATTAATGTGCCGAAAGGATGTTGCTTCAATGTAAGTGTTGAGAACACATCAGCTCCTGCTGATGCGGCAACACCTGCACCTGCAATTAATGTGAAGAACGCTAACTTAACGGTATCAAGAATAGCATAGAAAGGGGGAACGGACGATGAAAGAACTTATGAATCTGAAACAGATGCTCTGTGAGGAACTGGAAGAGTACGGAAGAAGCCCTGAACTGTCGAAGAGTTCTCTCGAAATGGTTGACAAACTCGCACACGCTTGCAAGAACGTTTGCAAAATCATTGAGGCTAAAGAGGAAGAGCAGTACAGTATGGCTGACGGTTCATACCGTGGCGGCTCATATCGTGGAGGTTCGATGCGTGGCGGCTCTTACGAAGACTCCTATCGTGGTGGCTACTCAAGAGATGGTTATTACTACGACGATGGTGATATGAGTTACCGCAGAGGTCGTGACAGAATGGGCAGATTTGTCTCAAGAGATGGGTCAGAGATAGCCCACAAACTGCGCGATATGATGCAGGACGCACCTGACGAGAGCACAAAGCGCGAGATTCAGCGCCTTGCCGAGAAGATGGAGCAGATGTAGCAAAACGCTGAAACCCTTGCAATTACTGGGTTTGCGGACGCGATTATTTTCGATTTAAGCGATTTTATTTTCGCAAAGGTATAATGATACCTCGCGTTTCGTCACAGAGGATTCCATTTTAAGGCGATTTGTGGTATAATCCACACGAACGTAAGGAGTACCCCTAACTCGTACTCATTACGCACCTATCCATTAGGGCGGTCTACCCAACCGCCCTTTTTCGTGGGGGCAATTTAGGGGCGGAACGCACGCGAACGCACGATTTACGCACGCGTGTGATTGCAAAGGGTACAGCGTGTAGCTGTTGAAATTCCAACGATTTTGTGCTACTTACTGTACCCTTGTGCTACCTGCTGTTCCCATTATTCACGGGTTCAAATCCCTCTCTCTCCGCCAATCAACCGCTGATTTTCCAACGGTCAGCGGTTTTTTCATTTTCATTTAGGGGCAGAATAGGGGCTGATTCTGCCACTTTTTTGTTGAGCGCATCTGCTATGCCCCTCGATGAAGAGGATGCCTCACCGAAGACGTGAGTGTAAACATTGAGCGTTGTTGACAGATTAGAGTGCCCAAGTTCCCTGCTGATGCGAGCAATATCTACGCCCTCATTGTTGAGCATCGAAGCAAATGTGTGACGCAGACCGTGAACGGATATGCGAGGAAGCCCTGCCGCATCCTCAATGTTATGTATGTGATTGGTCAGCACTGACGGATTCATCGGATGCCCGAAGCCGTCCTGAATTAGATAATCCGTGTGCTTGTATTTGGTGTCGTGCGATTTGATAAGGACTTTAATGTCCTCAACAACAACGTCAGGCAGTGCGAGCGTTCTGTGTGATTGCTCTGTTTTCGTGTCCTGCTCGATGTCCTCGCCGTCAACACGGTGGCGAGTGTGCGCTACCGTTACGCACTTGAACGCGAGATTGATGTCGCTCTCCTTAAGCCCAAGAACTTCAGACCTACGCATCCCACACAGCAGGCACAACTCATAGGCGACCTTGTAATCTATTCGCTCGCTCTTTAGAGCATTGAAGAACGCAAGCATTTCGTGTTCAGAGAACACCTTGATGTCGGGCTTATTCTTTTTTGGCAGGCTGACATACTGGCAAGGATTATTTGATAGTTGACCCGTCCTTAATGCGTGCGTGTACGCAGAATTAAGAAGCCCAATGGTATTCCGTATGGTCTTTGACTTGTATTTCTTTGCCATTTCAGCGACGAAACACTCGACCTGATATGCTGTTACCTCTCGCGCAATAAAGTCGCCCATAACTGGAATAATGCGGTCTTTGGCTGTAATATATCCTCGTTCAGTAGTCGCCTTTAATCCGCACATTTTTCTGTTAGAAATGTAGTGGTCAATCAACTCTTCTACAGTCGTATCAATGAACGGATTATGTCTGACTTCATCCTCGAATCTGCGGTGCATCTGTTCAAGTTCTCGCTTCGTGTTATATGTAACGACTTTAGATTTGCGTCTGCGCGTTTTACCCGAACCCACGCTTATTATTAATTTAGCTTTGCCTTTACTAATGTACTCAATCATAACCCACCTATCCTTTCTATTCATCTGCTAATGCCTTTGCTAAAGACAAAAGCATTTCTGCCTTTGCGGTATCTAACAAATCGAAGTAATGGAGAAGACGCTCCTGCTGTTCGCTCCGCACTATTTCAGAAGCCCCGACGATATTTCCATCCTTATCTATGATGACGGTTTCATCATCGTCGAGCAAGTCTACGGGTGCTACGCCGAGGGCATTCGCTAGCTTCTGCAAAGTGCTCAGCTTGATGTTCACGACTCTTCCTTTTTCGTACTTGTTTATAGCCGCTTTCTGTACGCCGATTGCATCCCCTAGTTCTCCTTGTGTCATACCCTTTTGAAGCCGCAATAGCTTTATCTTGTCTGCTGTCTTCATAGTGCTTTTCTCCTTTCTATATAGATGATAGCAAAAGTTTTATGAAAGGGCAAGAAAAAATATCTTGACAAGACACCACACAAGATGTATCATATGGGTGTCCTGATAAGATACTACATATGGGAAAGGGGGTGCTATATGGACAAGCAGGCTCTTAAAGGTTTGATTGTGACAAAAGACGGCAATCAGGAGAACCTTGCGGCGGCAATGGGTTTAAGTCTGTCTCGGCTGAATGCTAAAATAAACGAGAGCGGAGCAGAGTTTACCAAGTCAGAGATAGAGTTTATCCGTGACAGATACAAACTGTCCCGCAAACAGCTTATGGATATTTTTTTTACTAACAAGGTATCTTAATTAGATACTATAGGCAGGTGCGTTATGAAACTGTATAAGTCAAAAGAGTTAGCCGAACTATTGGGCATCCACTACAAGACAGTGGAACGACTCGGCAGAGAGGGTAAGTTAAAGCGTTTAAAGGTTGGCAGAAGCGTTAGATTCTACGAGCCAACAGCAGAAAGGATGGTGCGTAATGGCAGTAAGTGAAAGTCTTAATAAGCGTGAACTATTTGAGAAGACCAAGTGGTTTGCGGATGAGAAGTATGACCCAGTTGCACAGAGAGTAATAGATAAGCACGTTCGCAGATTGGTGCTCTTAATGAAAGTCATTGAGGAAAAGGGAATGATGCCGCTCGACAAGATTGAGCGCTGTGTAGTCAGGTCGTTTGAGAAAGCTGAATATCTGTACTACGGATTAGGCGAACACGAGATAATGCAGGTTGTGAAAATGGAGAGAGAAAATGACAAAGGACGCAAGGGAAATCGCTAAAGCATTTGACCTCATCTTTGAGGCTTGCAACAACATCAAAGACCACGATGCCTGCGAAGAGTGCACGTTAAGATACTTGTGCCTCGACGACCCTGAAGTATCCGTACTGGATTTAGGCGACCTCGTAGGAGCATCGACGTGGGATGAGTTCATTAACTACGCAGACAACGTAACGTTCTCAAAAGAAGATTTAGATGCACAGTACTCCGACTTCAAGCGGAAGCTCGACATAGAAGAAAGGATGTTAGACGAATGAACATTGTGGATAGGTTCGCTAATGCAGACGAGTATTCAAATAAATATTACAACGAAGAGAAGATGACGCAGAAAGAAGCGTGTCTTGACTACCTCGAAAGGTACGGCAGTATAACCCCACTGGAAGCATTGAGTGCATTTAACAGCTTTAGACTTGCGGCTGTAATAAACAGACTGCGCAAGGACGGATATGCAATCAAAACTGACATCAATGCAGAGGGAAAGCCGTATGCAATATACACGCTTGTTAGAAAGGGGGATGAACTTAATGGATAGAGACTGTGATAACTGCGCAAGGTGCGGCAGAGACGGGTGCACATCTTGGGACTGCGAATACATAAACCGCAAAGAAGCTATTGAGGCTTGGGAAGAGAAGTACGGAAAGGGGGTTGAGCAGAATGGCTAATACATTTGAGAAGCTGAATGCCATAAACGTAAACGGCAAGACCGAAAAGAAGAACGGACTAACATATCTGTCTTGGGCTTGGGCTTGGGCAGAGGTCAAAAAGGTAGACCCTGAAGCGACATACACTATTTATGAGAACGCTGACGGATGCTTTTACCACACGGACGGAAGAACTGCGTGGGTAAAGACTGGCGTAACTATTGGTGGCATCGAACACATCGAATATCTGCCAGTTATGGACTACAAGAACAAGTCCATACCGCTTGAGAACATCACATCGTTTGATGTCAACAAGGCGATACAGAGAAGCCTGACAAAAGCGTGTGCAAGACACGGGCTTGGTCTTTACATCTACGCAGGTGAGGATTTACCTGAAGCAGAAGCCCCAATATTAACAACGGATACAGAGAAGAAAGCTGAAATCAAGAAGCTGATTCAGCAGACCGACACAGACACGGTAGTTTATCTGCTCGCTATGAGCAAGCACTTCAAGAAAGAGTTCCAGTCCGTAGACGATATGAACGGAGCAGAACTTGACTACGCATTAATGAGAATCAGAGAGAAAGCGAGGGCTAAATAATGAACGTAAGCGAGAAGAATGCGAGGATATGGCGTAAAGATTTTGAGGGCAAGAATGGAACATTTCACAGATACAGCGTCAGCGTTTCAAAGAAGACGCAGGACGGCAAATTCGTAAACGCATATATACCAGTGATGTTCAGCAAGAAAGCTGATGCCCCTGATGTGGTAGACAACGGTGCGAAGTGTAGCTTCAGCGGGTTCGTGTCTGTTGATTCCTATACAGATAGAGATGGTGTTGCAAGGAACGTTCCAATGATAGTGATTATGTCTGTTGATTTTGAAGACCCGACTACTGGTGTTGACAGCTTCGAGCAGGCAGAAGAGGATATGCCGTTTTAAAGGATAGGTGCGGTTATGAGTGATACGTTCAGGCAAGAGAAGTTAAGGGACTTCACCATAATAAGGAACTCGATTTTCAAAGACTATACTCTTTCGGCAAAGGCAAAGGGAGTGGCGTGTCAACTGCTGTCACTCCCACCTACTTGGGACTATTCAGTAAAGGGATTAGTGACTCTCTTCAATGACGGAGAAGCCAGTATTCGCAGTGCTTTGAGCGAATTGGAAGACGCAGGGTATCTGCGCAGAGAGCAGAGCAGAGCAGAGGGCAAATTCGGCAAGTCGGTTTACATAATAACCGATATGCTGAAGAGCGAAAAACCGTGCGTGGAAAATCCGCTCGCGGAAATCCCGTCGGCGGAAAATCACGCACAATATAATACTAAAGAATCAAATACTAAGAAATCTAATACTAAAAGATATAGGTTTGTTCCCCCGACTGTTGAGGAAGTTGAAGAGTATATAAACGAGAAAGGCTACAACGTAAACGCTAGAAGATTCGTGGATTACTACTCCAGTAAGGGTTGGACTATAGGACGCAACAGCCCGATGAAAGACTGGAAAGCCGCTGTCCGTACTTGGGCAAGCAACGACTTCAATAAAGGCAAAGACCAACAAGGCAGTGGCAATCCGTGGTGGGACGCGTTGCAGAATGGTGGGTTCTAAATGACAAAGAAAGAAACAGTACAGATAATGGCGATGCTCGGCGCGTTCTATGGAGCAGGCAAGAGCAACCCCGAAATAATGGCAGAGGGTTGGCATCTGATATTAGAACCGTATGACTTTCAGATAGCTCGCAAGGCGGTGCTGTCATACGCTGAAAACGATACGCGAGAATACGCATCGTTCCCAACTGTAGGGAATATCGTTAAGCGCATCAAAGAGGAAATCAGGAAAGAGCAAGCCCCAATAAACGAGATTATAAAAGCCGTGTCATACGGGTGGGGCTACAACCAACTGTCAGAGAATGCGAAGAACAACATAAGCGAAGACCATTACAACGACTGGCTCAAAATGGATGCAGAGGAATTTGCAAACAGAGCCAACGCATTAGCAGGAACATTGAGAGACAAACAGAAGAGGTTGCAGGGATGAACTTTATATTATTACAAGGCAGACCGACACGCGACCCCGAAATCAGCAAGAGCGATAGCGGCAAAGTATATTGCCGCATCCGCCTTGCGGTTGACAGACCTTATCGGGGTAACAAAGTGCCGCGAAAGACCGATTACTTCTCAATCGTGTTCTTTAACAAGTTAGCCCAAGTTGCATATAACAACCTCGCCAAAGGCGCGCTGTGCACTGTGGTTGGCAGGCTTGAAACAAGCGAGTACCTTGACAAGATTGGCAACAAAAGAGAAACGTTCAGCGTCATCGCAGACAAGCTGACGATTCACGAGTGGCTTCGTAAGCACAGACCTCTCGAAGAACTGGACGCAAACTTTGATGACGAACTGATTGTGCCAAGAGAGATAACTGGTAGCTTGTTCAAGCAGATAGATATTACTGACGAAGATATACCTGATGATTTAGCGGGGGTGAATCCATTTGATTAAGTTTAGATACAGCGGCGAAGCAGTCGGCAAAGGCAGACCAAGAGTGACGGCGAGGGGCGGTAAATTCGCCCACGCCTATACCCCGAAGAAGACAAAGGACTTTGAGGACGCGATACGCTTTGAGTTTATGGCAAGCAACTGCGAGCAGATGCCAGTCTACCCAAAGTCTCGCGCTCTCGAAGCGGAGATACTTATCGGGATGAAGATACCAAAGAGCTATTCAAAAAAGAAGCAAGCGCTTTGCAGAGATAGAGTTATTGCCCCGACAAAGAAACCTGACATTGATAACATCCTAAAGGCAATATTCGATGCGCTGAATGGGCTTGCATATGAAGACGATTCGCAGATTGTAAAGATTGTATCTGAAAAAATCTACGCAAAAGAGCCGTTCGTGCAAGTGGTTATAACCACGGCATCCTTTAATGGGATTAATTACTACGTTGAGGGGGAAGAGGCGGCAGACTTTGCCGAAGAAGACGATGAACTTTGATGAACTAAACAAAATCGTTGCTGAAAAAGCGGGGCTACACATTTGCCCTATATGCGGCATTCCGTTCAGCCCGTATCACAGCAGGCAGAAAACGTGCGGCACTGACAACTGCAAGCGTTTGTATCACAACAAGTATTGCGATTCGCGTAGGAGGATGAATTTATCAGAGCACCCCGAAGAGTTTAGAGCATACCGCAGAGAAGCGGAACGAAAATATCGCAGGAAGAAAAGAGAGAAAGAGGCAATGGCTAGGAATTACGACAAGTTAGAAGCATATTGGGAGAAGCAGGGCGAATTAAAAGCACAGTTGTTGGACGGCGGGCTGGACTACGGCAAGCGACAAGTCGAGAAGACGCTTGCCCAAGTGCCAAAGATAGACGTTAGTGGATTTGAAAGGAGAGAGGATAGGTGAAATATTTGAATGTTGGAGACAAGGTGTTAGTGGTTATCCCACTAGAAGAGAGGGGCACACATTTGCCGATAATAAAGTACAACAATCGGGAAATGATAATTACACGAAGAAAGCCGATAGGCAGATTGAGAACCCCGTATTACGAGCTTGAGGGAGCGAAGAGCGAATACGGAATCCCATATGCGTTTGTTAAGGACTGGCTGATAGCACTGTGAAAGGAGCGGGATATGAGAGAGTGCGATGATTGTAAATACTATTTCGGAGAAACGTGCGAGCACCCCAAAATAGGCGATGATTTCGAGTGGGGCGGGTATGGAGACACGTTCAAGTGGATAGGAGAAACACCCGATTGGTGTCCGTTGAAAGGAGAGCAAAACAATTTGTGCAAGCGGTAGGCAACGCTATATATCAGACTTTTCAGATAAAAAAAGAAGGAGCAGACGATGAGGATAGTTGATGAGGTTTACCCAAAGGTAAATGGCGATATGCGATTGGTAGACGATTCGACACTTTGGGTTAAAACCGATAGGTGGAAACAAATCAGACGGATTATAGTAGAAGATTCGGAGAGCAAGTTTGGGAAGGTGTTTTATGAAGGAGCAGACGATGAGGATAATTGATGCTGACAAGCTGATGCAAAACATTCCAAACGAGGAGATGATAGCAAAGATGGCTATTGCACACGCACCAACCATCAAGACAAAGCAGATCAAATACTTTGACGAGGATGAAAATGTGTGGAAGATAGGGAGCGTGATAATAGATGAGTAGAGCCGATTTGATACACATATTCATCAGCTTATTTATTCAAGGAATTTTCTGTTATTGGATAGGATATTTTGTAGGAAGGAGCAGACGATGAGACTTGTTAATTTAGGAATTGCGCTCGCATTTATGGGAACAGCAACTGTAATGATAGGAGTTCTTCTCGTATGGATAGGCATAGGCAAGTTATGAAAGGAGCAGACGATGAAGTTTATAGTTTTGACAGATTATTCAAGCCGCATCGTTGAAGCGGAAGACATTGAGGATGCTATCACGGACTCATATGACAATCATTGCGGATACGACCACATTAAAGCTGTTGTACGCATTGATGAAGAATAGGAGCAGACAATGAATAGGTGTACTAAGAAAAACTGTCCGATGGTAGGAGTATCGGCTGATTGCGACTTGAAAGATTGTCCGTATAGAACCGAGACTGGCAAAAGCAAAGACACCATATACAGAGACGATGCGATAAAGGCTGTCAAAAGAATCAGCGATAATTATACGGGCAAAGGTAAGAGGGACTATCACCCTCACGTTGATTTCATCATTGACGAATTAAAATATTGCGTGCCATCCGCAGACAGACCGCAAGGGGAGTGGGAAACGGCAGGCGAAAAGGTTCGCTACAAAAGATGCCCATTCTGCAAGAGAGCGAAACCCTTTGAAGATTCAAGATTCTGTGACTGGTGTGGAGCAAGGATGAAAGGAGCAGGCGATGAGAAACGATAGTTGGCGGCGTGGGAGAAAACGCAGAGTCCAAAAGAAATATATATGGTTTTTCGGATGGTATATGTCGCCAAAGGAAATACGCCTATTTTACAAGAACTTTGAGCGGGTTTGGACGGCGAGGTTTGGACGGCGAGGTACAGACGGTGAGTAGATATATTGATGCGGATAAGCTGAATATACCAAGCGAGGAAATGATAGCGAAGATGGCTATTGCACACGCACCAACCATCGCTACCAAACAGATCAAATACTTTGATGAAGATGAAAAGGTGTGGAAAACAGGTGAGGTGATAGTAGATGGGTAGGTACATAGAGGAGAAATGGCTAAACAAGCGAATAAAAGACTCCTATAGAGAAAGAATTGGTTTAGACTCCGCACCAAGCATTGACATCGTGCGGTGCGGAGAGTGCAAATATCGCACGCATCGAGTTGATCTTCAGAATGACTACTGCATACAACATTCAAAAGTAATATATAGCACAGATGGCTATTGCTCGTGGGGAGAAAGGAAAGGCGATGAGTAAGTGGATAGATACAATCCAATGGGTAGCGATACTGCTGTTGTTTTATAAGACAAGGAGATTGTGATGAGTAAGTACATAGATGCGGAGTGGATAAGAAACGTATATGCAGATTTTGAGCATTATGAAAATCGAGATGATTGGACTACTCCCATAGCCAATGTACTTGCCGTAATTGATGACGCACCAAGCATCGACATAGTACGTTGCAAGGAATGTAAGTATGGGCAAGAAGATTTGTTCCATATGTTCTGTGCATATCATCACCACAAGACCTATGCCGATGACTTCTGCTCATACGGATGCAGAGAGGAAGAGTGATATGTGGAAACAGATTGACGAATTTCAGAACTATGAAATTAGCGACAGAGGAGAAGTCAGGAATATTCAAAGCGGAAAGGTTTTGAAGCCGTGGATTGGCGTTGGCGGTTATGTCTATATAAACCCTACAAATGGATACGGGAAGCCAATGCCCAAAAGACTCCACAGACTTGTAGCAAAAGCGTTTGTACCGAATCCATACAACAAACCGCAAGTAAACCACAAGGACGGAGATAAGACAAATAATTGTGCTGATAATCTTGAATGGGTAACAAAGAGCGAGAATATGAATCACGCTTATAGAACAGGTTTACAGCGAACTACTCGCAACGGAAAAGTAAGAAGTGTGGTGTGCCTAAACGATGGCAAGTTTTTCGGCACTATTAGTGAAGCAAGCGAATATTATGGAGTGAGCAAATCACAAATATATTGGTGTTGCCGTAGAGAATCAAATAGATGCAAATTAAGGTTTCGGTTCAGAGAAAGAGAGAGTGAGTGATGACTACTACAAATGCAAGCACTACGAAAAGGCACTGTGCTTGTAGTGGCAAGTGGTGTGAGTTTGCAAATCTGCAAGGCTCTTGCACTCTGACCGCTTGTTGTAAAAGAGTGATTTGCGATGACCGCACCACGATTATTAAACGCAAGGAGGGCGAGTGATGGGAATTAGACAAGACCAATGCAACAAAGTATGCAGAATAATTGATGATTATCTTGCCAACAGACCGAGAGAGCGTGACGAACTGATTGTAGCCGTAAGAACGGTATTTAAAGAAGCAGACCGCAAGACCGAGAACAGTTCGGAAAAACCGAACAACTCAACTATTTCCAACATGGAACAAGTTTGAAAGGAGTAGGAAATGATTAGATGGTTTTTAATAGGGGGTCTTGTAGGAATATTTTTAAAAGAATTTTTCAAAGAATTTTTCAAACAATTACAGGATGACATTCGCTTGTGGAAAGAGATAGACGCAGAAGTGATTGAAGAATTACTGCATACGGAAAGGAGCGAGTGATGACGATACGCTATAAGACCACAGATTTATCAAAGGCTATCGAGTATATGCAAATACATCTGCGTGATAAGTATTTCGTATCAGCCTACAAGTGTGGCATTGAGTACATCGTGCAGATAAGCGGAGTGGAAGAAGTCAAAGACACAGCCGATACTCCGCAGACGGAAAGGAGTGAATAATGCTGAAACGATTAGCATACAAGATAGTCTACGATGACCTGACAAAACCTTCGGGTCGCAGTTTGTTCGTAGGCAAGTACGACGCCACAAATGGGCACACCAGTTTTATGAATGGCGTATGGAATGTAATGGAAGCTATAGCATATGGAGTAAGCGAAAAGAATGGAGATAAGTTCGATGACTTATTCTTCGAGAACCTTGAAATGTCAGAACGAAAAGCAAGAAGAGCGCAGACGGATTGTGCGTGGAAGTAAATGCAGAAATATTACTGGTTAGCCGTTGAGGTAGATGAATATGAACTGCCCCTTGCCGTTTGCGACACGGCAAAGGAACTCAGTGAGATATACGGAGTTGGTGAGCATACCGTATTGGATGCTGTCAGCAAGAACAAGAGCGGAAAAATCAATGGCAGAAGATATGTGAGAGTGGAGAGAGAAGATGAATAGACTTGACCCTGAAATAATAACTTATTGCGACATTTACAAATGCCACGATTGTCCAAAATACGGCGATGATTGTGACGGAAATTTTGAGGATGATGAAGATGATTGACAAATATAACGAGGCTGGAATACCCGAAATGCTAGAGAGAACATCACAGAGTACGGCAAAACCCATTGAGAACTGCATTTATCCGCGATGCGAAGAATGCGACAAATACCACGGTCACTACTGCACCGTGCCGATGGTCGTGAGCAAGCAGGATTTGCTGTTAACAGAGGCTTTGATAGTCTCAATGGAAAAGAGATTGACCGAATTAGAAACGCTCGTTACAGACGAAATTTTGGGGTCGAAACCGTATATTGCAACCAAAGAAGAGTATGACAGCTTTACGCCAATGCAAAAGTATTGGTACGACAAGTCGATTGAAAGTGCCGTGGACGATGCAAAGTTTATTGAGCAACTAAAGAATGTAAGCCCCTCAATCGACAAGCCCGTTGAGATAATAAAGTTTGTTCCGCTGAAACAGCAGGACGACCCCGAAAATATTACTTGGGCTGATTATTTTGGAGAAACCAAATGAGATACTGGACGTTCGATGTGTGCAATTTAATAGCCGACTACGACAAGAACAAGCGGACGCTTGAAGCAATCCAAAAGGCTATGCTCGTAGCCCGTGGCTATTACGAAAACCCAATAGGCACAACAAGCAGGGGCGATTGGGAGCAGTACATCAAGGTGCTTGTGCTCCGCGAGAACGAGTACCAAATGTACGTTGATATGGTAACGCTCGGAATGGGCGACTTGCCCGAAGTCGAGCGGCTCGTGCTCCAGTTTTGGCTGATAGACCATTACGATGATGTAGCAATCATTGAACATTGTGGGATTAAAAGCCTTGAAGAACTCAAGAAGATTAAAAAGATTGCGCTCACGAAGTTCACCAACATCGTGATGCCGAATTAAAGGAGCTTGTTATGGAACTGTTTATTAAGATATTGTTGACTGTATCTGATGTCTGCATAGCAACGCTAATGATGATTGCGATTTGGAAAATATAAAAAGGGCGGGGGATTAACCCTCGCCCTTATTTTCGTGCTTGCGTAGATTAAGTAGCCTTGCAGGTATAACGTGCATTGCATTGCACTCATCACAGCAACGAGCGTCCTCGTCCTCGACTACTGGATAGGGGTTGTTGCCCCAACCTATGAACTCTTTACCACAGATGCAACATATGTGTTTATCGTTAGCTCCCATTTAACGCTCCTTTCTGATGTACTCTTCGAGCGCATCCCTGAATATATTTGTTGTGCCAATACGTTCTTTATTCTTTTCAAGATAGTCTATAATATGAGCGTCACTGTCACGCCTTAAGCGCACCGTGTATTTGTTGTACGCCTTGCTTTCCCAACGCTGTTTGACCTCTGTACTTGTCTTGCCCATAACGAACTCCAATCTAATTTAGTATATATGCAATCAAAAGAATCACTGCCATTCCTATGTAAACCATTATCCACCCCCTAACTGTAGCGTGAGTGGGGAGCAGGCAAAACTCCCCACCCACAATCACGAAAGGTATTTGCATACCACAACGGTATCATATACCGATGCGGTAGTCAACGCTATCCCTCTGTGTATAACTCAATATCCAATTCATCAAACGCCTTGACCAACAGCCCCGCAAGTTCAGGAGCTTTGCTGTATTTAGCCTTGTTGAGCCGTATCTTTTTCAGCTTATCCCGTTCGTCGTCATACAGATTCTCGTATCCCTTTTCAAGACCGAGACACCGCTTTGCGTGGGTCTTGTCTGCCCAAAACGTCCATAGGTTATACATATCCTTGTCGTCTTCTTTGTACTCGTATATAAATATCAGGTACGCGTTGCCCTGATACAGATTTACCGTGAACTCCTTGTCACGCTGTTCAAACACAGCTTCGCCGCACTTCTCGCTCCAACTCCAATTAAGTGACATATCCGCACCGCCTTTCTATATATCCGCAAGTTCGCCAAGCTCTTTGTTGAAAGCATATCTCAACAGAGCTTCTTTAACTTCTTCCTCAATCCATTTGATAAACGATTTGTATGTTGGGAATATCTCGTTGCCGTCGGGTGAACTGATGAACCATTGTGTCCCGCTTGTGCCGTACTCCGTCATTGGGTATATCGCCCCGTGCAATTCCAAAAGCCTTGTATCCGTTTCGCTCAATGTGACATCTACCATATCGCACCCCCTAATCCAGTTTCGTTACCGCAAAGAACATATCCGACAGCCCTAAATCCTTAATCGCTTTGTCTACCTGAATCCTCTGAAGCGTTGTGCTCTGCGGATAGTAGGACGGATGTGCAAATATGTATGCGGAGTATTTGCCGTTATCAAGCTCCCATTCGTGACGCATCACATCGTCCCTCGGGTATATGAGAATCCAACCACAGTCGAATCCCCACTTCATATTGACCTCATCGCTCCGCAGTTTCTCGAAGTCATCATACCCAAGCGAATCCATTAAATGCCCGATGACCTCAAGCCTGCGCTCTCTGAAATACTTATCGAAGACCTCTTCGTAATGCTCTTTCGATTCAAACTTTCTTACTTTCTTTCTACCCATAACGCACCTACCTTTCTACAAACCATTTGTCAAAGTCATCAGCAGAACAATAACCCGCAAGGCTGTTGAATAATTCCTTGCACGCTTCAGCCTGCTCACCACACTCACAGTGCAGAGTTACGAACCCGCCACGGAATCCCGTGACCTCGATGTCGAGTGCGTCCGAGAACTCCTTAACTCCCTCGTCTGTTAAGTTATATCCACCGCAGTATGCTATGTAGCAACGCTCATCGTAGTCGTCACAAACATCAACATCCACATCATCTATTATCAGCAAATCCCTAACTGTCATATCGCACCACCTTTCTAAATGCCGAGCACCCTGAAAACCGCTTCCATAAATACGTTACCGTAAGTTAAGAGCAGGGCGGTGAGGATTACCCCCGCCGCTCCTGCGATACCCTCGCGCCTATCCATTGCCGCACCCCCTAGTATTCCTCAATTTCAATAACTTCTTTTTCAGCGTCATCCCTTAAATCGCGGAGCTTATCGTTGAGCCAATCGCTGAACTCGTCTGCGATGCGCTCTTCGATGTCGTCCTCATCTTCACCATCCTCAAACTCGAACTGCATTTCCTCGTCGAGGTCAATCCAATCAGGGATGTAGAACTTGACCGTATATCTCTTGTTGAATTTCGGCTTCTCAATAAGAACGTCAAATGTGTTGTACTTTGTCACCGTAACGCAGATGACCTCGGACTCTTCGTACTTCTCGTCAATTACCTCAAGCATATTGCGACTTGCGCACTTGACCTGATTGCCCGAACCGTCTTTGTAATATACATCTACAAGCTGATTGTCATTCATTACCTCTAAAAGCTCATTAAGTTTCATATCGCACCTACCTTTCTGTCTATTTCTCGCAAACTTCATCAATGCACCATACTGTGTCGCTGTCCCCAGTTATGTAATAAATCGCGACCGTATAGCGTTCGTCGTCTTCCCATAAGTCGTCGGTACAGAAGAACACCGCGTTATGCGGTAGTTCCTCTGTGCTCTTAACCAACTCAACACCAGTGTATGTGTCCATTCTCGGAACGTATCTCTTAATATACTGTGGCATCTCGCACCCACTAATCTATATTGAGCAAGCACAACACTTCCTCGGTGCTGAATCCCGTTGCTTCAAACTTTTCGTAGTTAGGAGCGTTCCCGATAAAGTCAGGCTCTTCTTCAGGCTCATAATCATCGGGTATCGGCTCTTGCTTAACTGGATAACCCCAACCGTCATTGTCCATACCGCATCGGATAATCAACCGCTCAAGCATCTTGTTTTTGAGCCGTAGCATTGAGCGGTAAATGTCCGATTCAAAGTAGTCGTCTGTTTCGCAAGCCTGATAGTTATAACAATCAATGCACCCATTAACGATGCCCTCGTCAATCTCCACGTCCTCAAACTCAAATTTTGGTGTTGGCGTGTCCTCGTTGTATCGGTAATTGACCGACTTGTAGTTTTGGTCGAGCAGGCTTTGCCCGATGTCACGTCTTAATCTACCCACATTAACGAATATCCCATTGCCTGTGTTTACAAAGTTGTCTGCCTTGTAGCTGACCTCGTAAACCTCAAACGCCTTTGCCAATGCAGATATTGTTTGATTGTCCACTATGTATGCACTCATTACGCACCTACCTTTCTGCTCCCAAAGGCGCTCACTAAACGAGCGCCTTAATCTCATCAACTGCCGCTTTGTATGCGATGTATCGCTCATATCCCCAGTCATCAGGCTTCGGCGGGTCAAATATCAAGTCGTTAGTCTCGGGGTCTTTCACGTTGTCGCCGTTCTCGTCTGTCCTGATTGTGCAGAAAGTCCAACGCATATCCTGCTCAAGTTTGTCTATGATTGACTCAAATGCCGTGAGCCTCTCAAGCTCGCGCTCCACTTGCTCTCGCTTCTGCTGAATCGTCATTGCCTTTGCCATATCGCACCTCCCTATATTTCCTTATCCGCTCTTATAACGATGTCATCAACGTAGTTGTTGTTCGCATATACGCAGTACGTCATATATCTTGCACCGCGTTCATACTCAATGTTTTTGTAGCTGATATAATACCCGTCTGAAGTCTTGCCGTTTCCTTTGATGTCAACGCATTTTCCCTTGATGACCTCAACGACGATGTATTTGTTTTTGCGATGTTCAAGCGTCCTTGCGGTCAGCCTTTCAGAGCTAACGACCTTGACCTTGACCCTTTTTGCGGTCTTGACCTTGCCCAAATAGCGACCGCCTGCATAGAACTTTGTGGTATATGTTTTGCCAGTCTTCACGGTCTTGTGAGTAAACTCACTTGCCCCGTAGGACACACCAGTAAATGCGCCGATTATAAACGGCATAAGTATTATTATTGCTATTATCTTTCTCATATCGCACCCCCTACTGATAGCAGAACCTATACTTGTTGGCTCTGCTGTTCTTGCGTTCTAACGTCTTTGCCTTGTCAGCGTCCTTGCGCTCTTTGCCTTTGCCTTTGCTAATCTTTTTCATAATGCACCTATCCTTTCGTGTGATTAGCCTATAACGTTCAAGCATTAATGCTTGTCAAGGGGCTTAACTTGTAAGCCCCCTAATAAGCATTAACACCTTGCTGTGTTAAGCTGTTGCCATTGCCTTGCGAGCTTTCTTTGCACCCCACGCTTTCTTTGAACGGAGTGGATAAGGGGCGATGAACCAAGCGTTCTCGTTAGCTGACCACCTGAAGCCCATAGCCTTGAATATATCCTTGCGCTCTTTGGTATCAGCCTCGGTCTTGCCGCTAACGTACAGCCACTCGTCTTTGCCCTTGCGAGTTATCACAAGTCCCTCGGTGTTCTCAAGTGCCTGAACCAGTTCAGGAGTTATCCTAGCGCTGTCATCACGGCTTGACATATAACCCTCAACGTCGAAGTCGTCGATAGTGCCCTTGATTTCAGGAACGAGTGCTTTCTCGTAGTCAGTGATAACACCCTTGAGTCTCTCGATTTCAGCTTTGAGTCTCTCGATTTCTGCCTCAAGCCCCTTGTTAGTGTCTGCCTTTGCTGTAGCTTTCTTGCTTGCCTTTGCCTTTGTGTTAGTCTTTGCCATTTTCTTGCCCTCCTTGTCTGCCTTAACCTCTGCGATTTCCTTGCCTAAATGCTTATTGAGTTCCTCACAAGCCTTGATGTAATTGCTTGTTTCCCTGACTTTCTTGTTGCTGATTGCCTGCTCAAGCTCCGCGATGCTTGCTTCGGCATCCTTGCGCTTTGGGAATCCCACGCCGTTCAGAGCGATGCCCGATGCTAAATCCGTGATATACCAAGCCTTGCCACGCTTATCAATGCCGTGAAGCCCGTCGTTAGTGATATAACCCTCAACGCTGTCGAATCCCTTACGAGTTTTGATTGTGAATGTTGCCTTTGTCATAGTGTTCACCTATCCCTTTCGTGATGTTCATACCGATGCGGTATGCTAAAAAAATACACTCAAGCATTAGTGCTTGTCAATAGGCGACTTGCATTGCTTCACCCTGCAAGTTGCCCATTAATAGGCACTAATCGTGTTGTCTCTGAATTTAACTGCACCGCTTTTCACGCTACTCACGCTATTTCTTCCTCAAGCGCATCGCTTGCTTTGCTGACATACAGCCTAGACCGTATGCCTTTACCGTCTCGTCCGTTCTTCCACAAGCCATACTGACGTTTTCGTTTATCCATAGACCCCAACAAGAGAGCTTCACAGCTTGTCCGTCGCTTCCTCGGCATAGTTGGCATATCCCTATGGCACTACTCGGCATTAGCAGTATTCAGTTGTCAAGGTGTGGCTCTATTTCTCGCCAAGTCACCGTACAAGACGAATGACCCAGTACCGCACTGAGCAAGTGCTATATCTCACGCTCATCGCTGCATCACCTCGGGCTGTCTGTTGCTTGACTGGTGGGTCAGGCTTGCTGTGCCGTCCTCGGCTTTGCACCCTCACAGTACCACTACAAAGAGTCTATGTCACCCCACCCCTTTAGGGGTGGGGGAAACCCCTTTATCTTCGATAAAGGGGTTGACATAGACACTTTGTTGTGGTAGCCCAAGACCCTTTCAGGGTCTTGAAGTCGGATTCAAACTGCCACAACCCTAAAGGGTTGTGAGGGGCAGGGCAAGACCGCCACACACCGAGCTGGGAGTTTCCAAAATCGCCAAAACACCGAAGGTGTTTTGTTTTCGGCGGCAAACCAAACACGGCAGTCGGCGTTGCCAAAAGTCGCCACTCCCCAAAGGGGAGTGAAATTTTCTTGGCTGACAGCAACACGGCGTCGGGCGTTGACCAAAACCGCCAATCCCCAAAGGGGATTGAAATCCGAACGGCGCATTTCAAGCATTGACACTTGACAAGGTGCAGAAATCACAATGCATAATATAATTAATTAAAGCACTTTAGTGATTAGCAACACTCCCTTTAGCAACAAGCCTTTGCTAAACCTCGGGAATCTAAAACATCCCTGCTTGCAACTGGGTTGGTCGGCTGACTGACAGACAGCGCCAAGCCTGACAGCAGGGCATCACGGGGTATCGAACCCCACTACGAAGCTATTACAACCCTTGCAATTTTAAGAAAAAGTTTTAGGAGTGAGGGGCAGTAAATAGGCAGGGGGTAGTCCTAACGCCCGAACCGACTGCCGACCCGTTCCACCCCGAACGACTGACTCTCTTCTCTCCTATATATATATAGAGTATCTGCAAATCGGAAAGGTACTGAAAATCAACTGCAACTGCAAACCGAGAGGGAACTGAAATGAGCACTCTTCAAGGGTTTTTCCTCCTTTCTCCTCCATCTACCTTATAGAGAGCGGCACGCCGAAAGGCGTGCTTTTCTCTTGGGAGCACGGTCAAGCCCCTAGTTGGGAGTAGTAGGTCTAACGGTTCTGAAAAAATTCTGAAAAAAATTTAAAAAATCCGAAAAGAAATGAAAAAGGATTTGAAAAAGTCGAAAAAATTTTGAAAAAATCTGAAAACGGCTATGGGAAATGTAACTGCTGTAGAGGCGTATAACGCTGTATTACAGACTGACTATTGTGAATATGTGTACCACGTTCATCACGGGGCTTGGAAAAAGACACCTTTCCATCGCTTTCTGTGCAAGTATGTGCAGAACTTCGTTGAAAGGGAGACTGACAAGCCTTACGAGATACTGGTCATATCGACACCGCCACAGCACGGCAAGTCGCAGTCTGTAACGGAGTCGTTGCCGAGCTGGTACTTGGGGCGGCATCCTGAAGACCACGTTATCGAGATTTCCTATAATGAGGATTTTGCCATCAAGTTCGGTCGTCGCAACAGACGAAAGATTGAAGAGTTCGGCGAGGACATCTTCGGGCTGACTCTTGCTAGGGACAACAACAGAGCTGTCGAATTTGAAACGACGAAGCACGGCGGGATGATTTCAAGGGGTGTTGGCACTGGTGTCACTGGTCAGCCTGCGAACCTTATGATTATCGACGACCCTATAAAGAATAAGAAAGAAGCGTTCTCAAAGAGCAGGCGCGACCTGATTTATGAGGAATGGCTGATGTCATTCAAGACGCGTCTTGCACCGCACGCAAAGGTCATCGTTATAATGACGCGTTGGCACGAGGACGACCTAGCAGGCAGGCTGTTGGCAGAAGAAGAGAACATCAAGCTGTTATGGTTTCCCTGCGAGTGCGAAGACGAGAACAACCCAGTTGAAAAGGCGCTCGGCAGGAAAGTGGGCGACGCTCTCTGCCCTGAAATCGGCAAGGATAACAAGTGGCTTGCAGAATACAAGAAAGGCTTGGTGTCGTTAGAGGGTTCGATGACTTGGAACGCACTGTTTCAGGGACGACCTACGGCGATGGAGGGCAACATAATCCAACGCGACTGGTGGGAATACTACGAAGAGAACGAACTTCCTACTATTAATACTTGGGTTATGAGCGTGGACGCGGCGTTCAAGGACGAAGACCAGTCCGACTTCGTAGCCATTCAGGTGTGGGGCAAGACGGATTCCTACATTTATTTAATAGATGCGGTGAAGAAGCATTTATCTTTCCCTGACACGATAGTCGAGATACGCAGATTAAGGGCTATGTACCCTGAATGCAAGACGACCCTCGTTGAGGATAAAGCCAACGGCTCGGCTATCATCAGGATGCTTCGGTACGAAATGACTGGCGTTATCGCCGTTCAGCCTATCGGCTCGAAGATGGCGAGAGTACAAGCCATACTCGGCGCTATTGAGTCGGGCAACGTCAAACTGCCGAGGCACAAACGCTTCACTGGCGACTTCGTTGATGAGTGTAGCAGTTTCCCTAATGCGGCACACGACGACCAAGTGGACGCTATGTCGCAGGCACTCAACAGATTGATATATCAGCGTGGAAACGCACCAGTAAAACGCAAGGAAAGCTATTTCGACAAGATGTTCCCTGAATGGGCAAAGACAAAGAAAGGCTCAAAGGGGAGAGGAAGATTGCAGGTGGTATAAATGACAAACGACGAAAGAAGAAAAGCTGAACTCAACTCGATTATGAAGAGCGTAGCGCCGAAAGCAGAGCCTAAAAAGCCTGCAAAGAAGAAGACTTCAAAGAAAGAGAGCAAGTAATGGAGCTAATAATCATCGCTGTGCTGTCGGCATTACTGCCGATACTCACGATAACGGCGTTCGTTATCGGGTACAACTGCAACGCACAGAAGAAAATCCTGACTCCTGAAAAGAAACGCAAGCCAACGCAGGACGAGATAATGCTTGAACGCATTGACAAGGCAACAGTATGACAGATATTTACGAAATTTGGCAGAGATTCGAGAAATCGAAGTCTTATATGCAACAGAAAAACATCCTGACCAAGACTGAAAAGAACTGGCAGATGTACATAGGCAAGCAGTGGGAAGCCGTAAACAACAGTGAGGGTATGGAAGACCTGCCGTCGATGAACTTCATCAAACCGACGGTCAAGTACAAGGTGTCCTCAATAGCGGCTACTACGGTTACGGCGCTCTTTTCCGACCTTAACGGTGAGCGGCAGATACCTATTGGAGCGCCTACCATCGACGAGATGGGGATGCCGACGCAGGAAATGGTGTCCACATCCGAGATAGTCAGCAAGCTGAACGACCTATTTGCCATATCTTGGGAGAAAGGGAAGAACAAGCGCCAGTCAAAGCGCGGGCTTACACACGCCGCAGTGCAGGGCGACAGCTATATGTGTTGGCTTGAGGGCGGTGATACGCGCAAAACGCCTCAAATCATACATAATACGCAGATGCATCTGTCAAACGAGAACACAATGGACATTCAGGCACAGACTTGGCTGATGATTGAAGAGCGTTTGGACGTGGATGTAGTGCGCGAAAGGGCGCGTCTTCAGGGCGTAAGCAAGGAAGACATCGACCTTATCAGACCTGACAACTCTACCGAGGACAGCCTCTTCAACAAGAAAGAGGTCAAGGGCAAGGTAACAAGCCTTGTCTATATGGAGAAAGACAAGAAGACTGGCATCGTATCAATCGCTCGTTGCGTAAAGGACGTTATGTACGAGAAACTGCATCCTATTCAGCAGACAAAGGGCATAAACGGCGAGGGCAACGGTGTCGGGCTGACGAAATACCCTATTGTTCCGATGGTTTGGGAAGAGATGCCTAACTCTGCTCGCGGTATGAGCGAGGTAGAACAGCTCATTCCTAATCAGCTCGAACTCAACAAGATGCTTGCAAGGCGAGCAATATCGGGCAAGCAGAGCGCTTTCCCGAGACTCGCATATGACGATACGAGCATTGCCAACCCTGAAGACCTCGATAAGGTCGGAGCGGCTATCAAGCTGAACGGCGGCAATGCGCAGGCGATAAGCAATATGATTGCTTATCTTGCACCACAGTCAATGAGTCCTGATGCACAAAACCTATGTGATGAACTCCTTAATAATTCGCGAACATTGGCAGGCGCGTCAGATGCACAGCTAGGTAATATTGACCTCTCCCGCGTATCGGGTACAGCCGCACAGACGATACGCGACCAACAGCAAATCCCTCTCAACGAACAGCAGGAAATGTATCAGGACTTCATTGAGAATGTTGCTCTTCTATGGTGTGAACTGTGGAAAGTTTACTACCCTGACGGCATCGACTGGGACGGCATCTCGATAACGGCAGAAGAGATACAGTCGGTCGAACCTAACGTAAGGGTAGATATAGCAGAAGATACTTCACTGTCGAAGATGGCTTCACAGCAGGAGCTGACGAACCTCTTCAACAACGGCAAGCTGACATTCAAGGAATACGTCGAGGCATATCCTGAACACTCAAGCATACCGAAAGACGTACTGCGCAAGATAGTTGCAGACAGAGAAGCGCAGATGATGCAGACTGGAATGCCGCCAGTTGACGAGTTCGGCAATCCAATAGACATTCAGCTCAATCAGGGCGTGAACGTTGGCGGAATGTCGGGCGGAAGCAATATGTCGGGCGGCGGTTATCAGGCGATTCAGAGTCAGCTTGCACAGCAAGGACTGGTGAGATAAATGGGCGAACTGATAACAGCAAAAGACTTGATGAGCGGAGTCAAGGGAATGTCCGAACGCACTATGTTCAGAGAGTTCGAGGCGTTTCTGAAAAAGGTCGAAGCTGACGGCTACAAGATAGTTCCGACCTTGTCCGCTTTTGCAGACTACATAGAGAAGCCGAGGGCTGACGTGCACGAATGGTTTCGGATACATCCTACGGCTTCAGACCAAATGCGGGATATGTTCGCAGACACAATAGCATCGGGTGCGATGCTGAAGAAATATGTGCCTAACGTAACGAATTTCGCATTGAAAAACTGGTGCAAATGGGAAGAAGCACCAACCAAAAAAGCCAAGACGGGCAAGGAAGTGGCGGACGAAGAAGCCGCTACCAAGAGGCTCGACGCGTGGGCGGCAGAGAATCGAAAGCGGTTCAAAGCCGTATAAAGAACCTAATACAACTTAATAGGAAAGGAATTGAAAGATGAACGACGAGAACATCAACAATGAAAGCGCAGAAATTCAGGAAGTCGCTGAACCTGAAACTGAAGCTCTCGAAAGCGCAGAAACGCAGGAAGTCGCTGAACCTGACAAGGCTGAAGATTCCGCAGAGGTAGCAGAGAGCAAGCCACAGCGCACCGATTCAGATGCCGCATTTGCAGAAATGCGCAGACAGAATCAGCAGTTGCAAAGAGAAAGATCGGAAGAGCG